TAAGATTCCTAGCTGGGAGAGTAGCCAATGAAACAATAAGATTTTGTAATCCGCTTGCAGTTGCAACTAAGCTCATAGTAATTTGTGAGCTAGTGACTGCCCCCACTAAAGCTTTATAGGGAATTCCATTACCAGTTATGGACATTCCTACTTTTACTTTTGAAGTATCAAACGTACCCGTAATATACGGACTTCCAGTTGTGATTGTTCCGCTTAATGGCATATCGCAATAATCAGCTGGATTATACACTGTTCCGCCCAAAGTAAAGCTACCATTTTTTACAATTCTGATTAAAGTTTGCCCACTATCAGAATTAAACGAAATAGGGCGTAACCATATACTTTTAGTTGCGCTTGTATTTTTTACGTAATAAATATAGCTCACTCCAGCAGAAATGCCAGTCGGGTCGGCAAAGCTTGCCTTATACGCGTTACCTTGAACGATAGCGGCTCGGTATGAATCTACAGACACATGGGCAGACACACCCGTCTTAATTGGAAGAATGGCATCGGCTTCATTAACAAACGTTCCATCTTCTTTTACTTCTCTACCACTGCGTAAATCCATGTTGTTAATATCGGGCATTAAGCACCTCATTTATAAAAATTACGTAATTATCACTTATTTTATTTATTTACGCAAATTTGTGTTAAAAGGTATTGACTTTAATTTCAAATAGGGATATAATATGGTATTCAATTAAAGGGGATACGATGGGTTTTAATAATGGATTTAAAAAAACAACTTTTGGAATATACACACTTTTAACAAATTTTGATAAAGAAAATATTTGTTTTTATCAAAAAGCTATTGAAGAATATAAAAAAGTAAAACATGACAAATATCATTTACATATTTTACAAGCTTCAAACCAATATTGTGATTATGGTTTATGGTATTCTAAAGAAAGTAAAACACATGATTTAGCTGATTTTTGGAATATATACGACAGCATAAAAAAAGATTGCCACTTCTTAAAAGAAATTTTAATTAATGGAGTAATTTACGTACCAAAGGGGAAAAAATGAAAACACTACTATGCACACTATTACTACTATCAAGCGTATACGCTGAACACAACGAACGCCACAACGACAACGCCCGTGATCTATTTATAGGGCTTGAAACTGCTATCTTAGTTGATAAATTAATCAATCGTGAGCCACAATATGCGCCACGCTACATTGAGCCACGTCAAGAGGTTATCGTGATCGATAGACGTCCAATGCCTCCGAGATATTACCGTGATGAGTTTGGAGTGTTGAGGGAGATTAGGAGATGAAAGTAATTAAACTAGACGATTTTAAAATAACAACGGATGAAACACTAGAATTAATTATAAAAGTTAAAACATATATTATTGCTTCTAAGTTTGATGAAAACGATATTTTGCACATTGATAATTTTGGTAAAAACCTTGGTGCTACTTTTGGATGCACTGGTTTTAAGCATATTAATAACAAAGAACTTGTTATTATAGAATATTGTGATAAACTGTATTTAACTATGGGTCTTTTCTTTGTTTCAAGACTAGACGTTGGTTTTGCTATGAGCATAAAGTTAAGCGATGAAGAATATATAAATTATAAGGAGGGGCAAGATGAAAATTGAATACACAAAGATTTTAGACGATGTAACAATAAAAATAGAGGTTAAATTTGATAAAATTGACGACGATTTATTTGAGTTGTTGTCTTTTTTAGATTTTCCCACAAAAGTAGAACAAATGTTAAAAGAAGAATTTAAAAATGATAATTCTTATGTAGTTGAAGAACAAAGAAATGAAATAAATGGTTCTGGAACGTTTTATACTGTAAAACAGCCTATTCCTCCGCGCCCTTATATGAGACCTGATTCTGAACTTTTTAAAAATTAATTCTCAAAACTAATCACGGGGCGCACAATTATGCTATAATTACAATGTAAAAAGTTTTTGCGAGAGGTTGTTACAAGCCTCCTCAGCTACAACCTTTCACAAAAATTTATAAGTCTGAGGAGGCTTAAATGAAAATAATTAAAACTATAGGTGTAAAAAAAGTAGGAACAAAAAACGCAACATTAACTTTTGTTCTTGTAGAGTGCGAGTGTTGCCATAATTTATTTGAAAGACCGCTATCTGTAATTAATAAAAATCCATCTTCAAAATGTAGAAAATGCTCTAAAATAAATCATGGTGATAGTAAACACAATAAAATTTATTACGCTTGGGTTAATATGAAAACTCGTATATGTAACAAAAAATATGTATTGTTTGAATCATATGGCGGTAGAGGGATTACTATATGTGATGAATGGGTAAATAGTTATGTTAATTTTAAAAAATGGGCTATTAATAACGGGTTTGATGTCAATTTAACACTTGATAGAATTAATGTAAATGGTAATTATGAACCTAATAATTGTAGATGGACTACAAATACTATTCAAGCGAGAAATACTAGGTTATTGTGTAAAGTAAACACTAGTGGATATAGGGGTGTTAGATTTAGAAAAGATAATAAAAAATGGCAAGCTAGAATAATGGTAAATTATAAATCAATTAGCATAGGTCATTTTAAATCAGATATTGAAGCCGCCAAAGCTTATGATAAATATGTTATTAATAACGGACTTGAGCACCCTATAAATTTTCCTAATCAAATTCTATAACTGGTCTAAAGCTACATTTACAATTAATTGCTTGCCCTGGTATCCCTCGAGCCCCCGTTTTTTCATCAATAATAGGGGGCTCATCAAAACTAAATATCTGACCATCGTAACTTACATGAAGAGGGCGAGCATGAAGTCCAGAATGACTGTGAATCCATTCGTACTTTTTTATTCCGTTTGATTCCATTCTTATTTTATTGATTGAGTTATAAATAGATCGCGTCTGATCTAATGCAATATTCTTAGCTCTTCTATGAGTAATGCCACCAATATTTTCAATCTGTGGTATTAAATCCTTAAGACCTTGCCCAGTTGTTATTGATCTATTAACTGCGCCCTCAACGTCTTTTAAATATTCTTCGCTGATAGAAGTAATAAGATTCACGTTTTCATTGATCGAAGCTTTAATAGTCTCGTTAAGTGGAGAGGTACTAAAGTCCGTGTTAATGCCCATGCCACCCGTTAAGTCTTTATAACTCTCAGTTAGGCTTGACTTGCTTTGGTTGTCAATTTGGTAAATAGTTTGCGTTGACACTTTAACTGCGAAGTCTTTAAACATTTTATCAAAGCGCTTATTAAGATCATTGAATAATATTTTAGTTTGGCTTGCAATACTTGCGTCCATAGCAAAATGGTTCTGAGCGTAGTCTGTTTTGTAAAGCGCTTTAACTTCACGCATAGTGACGGTTTGCATATGCTCGATTACTTTAGTTATCCGTTGCTTGTAACGCTCACCGATTGCGAAATTATGATTGAGTGGCTTGCCCTTTAGAATTGTCTTCTTTCTCTGCGCTACCCACTTCGCTCGTGTTGGTGTCAAGGTTACTTTCTTCATAATCGTCCTCTGTTTCTAATCCGTTGTAACCGCTTTTTTCATCGGTAATTAATTTCTCGTGTACCATGCTTGCATCTACCGCACCCATATTAATATAATTTAAATCAGTTTGAGACTTTTTGAGGTTAATATCTGCTTGCTCATTTTCGGTCAATGCGTCGAGTGCGTTCCATGTAATGTCAACTTCAAATTTTTTATTTAAATCGGAGCGAATACAAATTTCGTAGTGACGTTCGAGCAAAGGTTCTAAATCGTGAGTTTGGATACTCTCTAGCTCTTCGTGATAACTTGCCTCTTCATATTCTCCAGTACTATTAAAACCCTTTGGAGTTGTGCCTAATAGTTTAGTGACTGGTACGTTTGCCGCGCTCGCTACAAGTTGGTACTGGGTCATTGTAACGTTGTCAAAATCTCCAAGCGCTGTGTCGAACTGTTGCATATCTTCATCAATACCTACTACTTTAACACCAAAGTTATCGCGATATTCAATCCATTTAAGCAATGTTTGTTCAAAAGCTTGCTGATCAGACATTACTTTATCCATGTCAACTTTTAACATAGTGGTACGCTTGCTCATTGCTAGCGCTGGAGCTTCGTTTGCTGTTCGCTCTGCATTGTACACTCGTTCGCATATTTTTTGCGGAACTGATAGCCCACCGTAAAGGTAAGTTGGCTTTAAAATGTCTGGCACTTCATCACCTCTAAAAATGACTAAATGCGACTTATGAATTCTTTGTCCTGCCACAATCCAATACGTAGGCTCATAAAAGCTAATTGCCGAAGGGTCACCAGCTGATTCAGTGTCAAGTTCAGGCGCGCACCAGTACGGGTCAATTTGGGAAATGCCTTTATAGCTGTTTGGCTTAATGCCATCAATGTTAAAAGGGTTCTCATAATACTTCGGGTCTGTGCTTTCTACTTTGAACATGGCTATACGAATACCAAACACGCGACCCATTTTAACAAACTCAGTCATGTTCTTAGTTAGTTTGTATTTCTTTTCAAGTTTGCGAAGTTGCGCTACTAATTCAATATCAACTTCATTACCATCGTTTACGGTAACTTCCCACCCTTTTCGGACTGCTTCACGCGCTGGAACATTACATGCTTTTTGAATAAGCCAGTGTTGGGATAACATAGCGCACGTTTGATAGCCTATAAACGATTGAGAGCCGTACCACATCAAAAGGTTATCAGGTAAAGTGCCTCTATCAATCTGCTTAAGCGATAACGTGCTGTCTATGCTATCCATTGCAACGGTTGGGGCAAAATGATCGCTTGCCGTACGCTGAAAGTTATTATTATAAACTTGCGTAATTGCTTTTTTATTATCGACTTGAAAGTTTTGATCTAAAAAACCGCTTCTTGCTGGTTTGTTATCTATTTCATCTTTTTTTTTCCAAAAATTAAACATGGGTAACTCCTTGGTATAATCATAGCAAAAAATAAAAGATTAGAAAAATGAGTTACGCTTTTTATTACCAGCGTAGCACATCACAAAAGCATCGGCTAAGTTAGGAGACTTAATGCCACGCTTTGCTAAGTCTTCTTTGCTTTCAACCTTAACCCGACCATTTTTGTCCGTATCTTTCAAGGGAGATGATAACTCAACTATCAACGCATCAAGTTCAGCAAGATCACCACTTATTGAAATAATGTCCTCTTCGTTATAATCGTAGCCTTTAACTATCGCATTATATGTTATCTTAATTCTATCTGCAATTTCCCACCATGTTTGCGCTTTAAGGTTGGAAAACATATCTTTGTTTTTATTTTCAGTATTCTTGTATTTTTTATCAGGATTATTGACGGCATCGCCAGCGTTAAACTTAAAGTATTTTACTTGTGCTTTTTGTTCTTCATTTAGCTC